CCGTGGCATAATAAATATTTAGGTGAGGTTAAAGCTCACATTCCTATTTATTTGTCCACATCTTCAGTGTGGCAAATGAAATAGAATAGCCGTTACGGTTACGCGAATTTAGGAATTCTTAACCCGTATTTAACACTTTTACATTTTTCGTTTTGTTCGTTCTCTTTTAATATATTGTATAAGTGAAGTACGTTTTTCGTATTTCACTTTTCTGATTTAGTTCGGCTTTTCTGTATTGATTCTTCTATCCCTTTAAGGAGTTAGAGGTTTGTGTGTGTCACGCTTTAATGTCAGCACCCACGACCCCTTATCACTATGAATAAATCTTATTTAATCCCTAAATTTACTCATAAACTTCGATCCGCTAAGGATCAGGATTTTAGTTATGTTCCTCTCACTTATAGTGATCTGAACATAAGGAAATTCAAAACAACATCTCGATCTGCGTTTTTACGCTCATTGAAGGTGTCTTCTCAAAATTCCCCTCCCTTTCGAGCTCAGGGGCGTTTTGGGAAATTTGTATCTCGTATACGCAAAGTTGGTTCTATAATTGACTCTGCAGACACGTTGGTGAACAAAGTTAGTACTGTTGTAGAACAAATACATACCTTTGCTGATTCATTGTCAAAAATGGATCTGCTAAAGGGTTGTGCTTCTATCATTCACCTTCTTGTTTCCACCAAATCATTAGTTTCTGCTATCAAAAATGATAGCACCTTTGATGGTTTGATGGCAATAGCTAGTATGGCTTTAGCTTTATATAATGTTTATCGTTATATGCTAGACCCCTTACTTAAGCCAGTAGATCTTGATACTTTTCGTGCACAATCAGGAATGGTGGAGACCATAGCTTTAACAGCTATGATCACCGCCCTTCTTCCTGAGTGCTTGAAACCTATTTTTCAAAATCTACCACGATTCACTTCGGATAAATTGTTGGATAATTCCCCACAACTTTATTCCCTTATGTCTTATATTATCAATCTCCCTTTTCGTTTAGCGAAATTGGTTGGTTTGCCCGATGAGATTCTTACAGTATTGGAAACAATACAGTATTATCTCCCTTTTGGACAACTTTCACATTTTACTACGGAAATTGAGTTGATAGCGGATGAGCTTAAGGCTAATCCCAACCGCATTGGCGATAGTGCTCTTCACAAGCGTGTTTTGAAACTCAATGATGATGTCATTGAGTGGAAAAAGACAATTACTTGTGATTTTTCACGTTTGCCTAATGGTTTTGTAGCCTCGGATCATCTGTTGACACGTTTAGTCAAGAAAGTGAAATATATGATGAACTCCACGCGAGTGGAACCATTGTGTATGATCTTTTGTGGCCCACGTGGCACAGGTAAAACGACTGCTATGAATGCTCTTTTCAAAGGCTTTGAAAAGACTAGTCCCGTTTACGTGCATGCTACCACAGAAAATAAAGATTTCTATGATATGTACGATAACGAAGATATCTTCGTAATAGATGATATAGGCCAGAAGGGAGTCTTTCAGTGGTCAAATATAATTAATTTTGTATCTACCACTAAATTTCCCCTTGAATGTGCTCAAGCCGATTTAAAGCTTACTAAGTATTTTACTTCAAAGCTTATTTTGGCAACCACGAATAGTATTGAGCTCACACTCACTGCCAATTCTGGTATAAGCGATCTTGCAGCTTTGCACCGTCGTTTAAATGTAGTGGATTTTTCAGATTGTTTGTTTTCGGAGGGCTTATTTAATGGAAACATTAAAATAAAGCTTTTCCGATCCACTCAACCTACAAATCCACGATCTCCATGGGCCTGGAGTGTTGTCGAAACTATTGTTTTGGCTAACACTACCTTGCTCGATCTTGCCAGTCGCCTTGCTGTTTACACAAAGCGTGAGGTTCAGGCTAAGATTGATATTTCAACAAAGATTGATTATTCAAACTTTGACTTTGGAGAGTTGGTGGCGCAATCTAAGATTTTTTCTTACAATGCTGCTACCGATGAAATGCACTGGTTTGAAGACTATATGTCAGATGATGACGATAGTTATTCTACCCGTGTTGCCCAGTTCGCTGACAGGATGTTGACTCGATTTAAATCGAGTGTTACAGCACCTATGTTGGCCGGAGTTTTAGGTTTAGTTTCTATCACTATGTTAGCTGCAGGTGCTTTGTACCGCGCTCTTAAAACTCGTACCACTCCAACTCCTACGCACGCTCATTCGTATTTCCATCCTCATGAAAAGAGGGTTCGAAATTTGAATGCTTGGCGTGCCCAGGCACCTGAAGTGATACCACAAATCGAAAGGTTTGTTTCTAACACCGTAAATATTCAAGTAGATTATTTACGCGGCACTGAAACTATTGTTTCCAAGTGCCAGGCTTTGATGTCTCAACGGTTGATTATATTACCGTTCCATGCTACGGCATTGACTCAAGGTTCCGTTTATGTTACGATATCAAAGGGCAAAAATGAGATTATTTATGATCATTTGTCCTGCGAAATTGTTTACATTAATGAAGAACACGACCTTTGTTTGTTGCGTATTCCACCAACATTCCCGGTTTTGTTTAAGAAGATTAGCTTTGCTGCTATTGGTCGTAGTGAGAAACTGTTTTTGGTTTCAAATCCAACTGTTTATCACTTACCATCTGTACGTGCGGCTGATTTTCAAGCTAGTTATGTTCATCTTAACGGCTTCAAGGGTATTATTAACCCTACGGATATGGCTTATGATGTAAATTATGATGAATTGTGTGGAGCTTCCCTTGTAAATTACGACGGTATGTATTTAGGTATGCATGTTGCTGGTAATGATGCATGTGG